TGGGATCGGTGTCCGGTATCAACGTGGTCATGTCCGCCGGCCTCGACTCCGGTGGCGCGTTCCTGCTGTCCACCGCGGCCATCGAGGTGTACGAGCAACGCGTCGGAACCCTGCAGGTCACAGAGCCCAGCGTGCTGGGTGTCCAGGTGGCGTACGCCGGGTACTTCACGCCGCTCACCATCACCGACGACGCAATCGTGCCGCTGACGGCGACCTAAACCGATGCGCATCGGCAAGTCCGGTCAACCGCTGGGATCGGTGCTTCACAGCACCGACCCCGGCGGGAAGCCGAAGAAAGACGCAGAAGAAGCGCCAGCCCAACAAGCTGACACCAAACAGCCGGAACCCGAAACGAGTGACGGCCCACCCGCGGTCAACGCGGTCAAAGCCGACTGGGTCGACTACGCCGTAGCCCAAGGCTACGACCAGACCGGCGCGGAAGACATGACGAAGCAGGAACTCATCGATCTGTTCACGGAGAGCTGATGACAACCACTACGTACAAAGAGGATTTCCTCGGCCGCAACCTCACCAACGTCACCCCAGGAACCACGGCGGCGACCGACCAGCTCGGCCGCAATGTGGCCGCAGGGAACAAAGATTTCATCGGCCGCAGCCTGTCGTCCAGACCGCACGCCGTCAGCACCGCATACACCAAAGGCACCGTCGTGTATCTCGCCGGTGGACAGGAGCTGACATGCACCATCGCCGGGACCGGGGCGGGCACCGCGCCGACAGCACCCGGCTCCGTCGGCGGCACAGTGGTCGACGGCACGGTCACCTGGACGCGCACCGAGTAACGCATGCCTGAGCTGACCGGGGAAGACGTCACCAACTACACCGGTGGGCGCCTCGACGGTGAAAACGAAGAGGTGCAGCGGATGCTCGCCGCGTCCCTCATGCTGGCCCGCCGGTACTGCGGGTGGCACGTCAACCCGGTCATCGAAGACGACACCGTCCTCGTCGACGGCCCGGACAGCCGCATCCTGATGCTGCCAACCCGGAAGCTGGTCGAACTGACCAGCGTCGAGGAAGACGGGGCAGCGGTCGCATTGGACAAGCTCCGGTGGTCTGTTGGTCAGCCACCGGGCTTGTTCGATGCACCCGTGCGGGTACGAAAAAACGGTGGCGGCTGGTGGACCTCCAACTACCAAGGCGTCGAAGTCGTCATGACCCACGGCTACAGCGACGCCGAAGCCGTCGACTGGCGGCAAGCCGTCCTGTCCTGCGTCGACCAGCTCGCGCTGGTCACCGCCAACGTCGACGCCGGTGCGCTCACCCGCAAACAGATCGACGACGTCGCCTACTCGTATCAGCCGTACATCACGATGGGTGCCGAAACGATCTACTCCATGAACTACATCTTCGACAGCTACAAACTGCCCGCCATCGAATTCATGTAAGGGAGGAACAAGCTATGAGCCTCGGCGGCCAAACCATCACGTTCCTCTCCTACACCCCCACCGGCGTATCCGACAGCCTCGGGCAGCAGACACTCACCGAAACCGCTGTCGCCGCCGCCGGGTGCCGGCACCGCCCACTCACCTTCCGGGAGATGGTGGAACTGGAATTCGACATCGCCACCGAAGTGTGGAAATCGACCATCCCCATCAACGAGTTGATGGCGCAAAACCCCGACGCCTACAACGCCGTCATGACCGTCAAACCGCAAGACGCGATCAGCGTCGACGGAATCGTGTACCAAGTGCTGGGCGGGGTACGCCCCCACCCAGACATGGACGGCAATCCGTACAAGGCGACCCTCATATCAACGAAGCAGATCGGCTAGGAGACCATCATGGGCAGGTTCACATCAGAGATCGTCAACGGCCAGGTCATCCTCCGCCGCAAAGTCGCCGAAGCCGCTGCGCCACCCTCGCAGCCGACCCCGCCAGCAGAGGACAAGGGTGTCGAAGTGGTGACCGAAGAAACCCCCGACCCCAAGACGCGGCGCCGCCCCAAAGCCGACGAGGTAGTCGATGGCTGAAACGAGGCTGCTAGAAAACCGTAAACAGATCAAAGATGGTCTGCGGATACAGGTTGAACGCACAGCGGAGAAAGACCCGAAACCCCGTGCCCTCGCCATAGAGGTGCAGCAGTACTGGAAGATGCACGAAGCGCCAGCCCCGTGGAACTACCGGCCGGAATCGATCACCGGAACGAAAGTCCCACCAGGCTACGCGACCGGCGACTACGCCAACTCCATTCATGTGCGGCAGCAACGCGGACCCAAAGGCCGCTTCATCTCCAGCTTCGAGGTGTACACCTACCACCCCAACGCCCACTACCTCGAGTACGGCACCGACATCGACAACCCCGACTCCCAGTCGCCGTGGGGCCGGTACACACCCACACCCGAATTCGCGCCTGCAGCCCGTACCGCCCACCACTTCGGGGCCGGTACCAGATGACTGCGGAACTTTTGGATGAGGGACCAGATGACGCTGAAACCGTCACCATCGCCTGGCTGAAACCGCTCCATCCTGACGGGCACGTAGCCAACACCCGCCGCAGCGGAGCCCCCCTACCCTTCATCCTCGTCCACCACCTGAGCAGCAACGAAAGCGAAACCCTCTCCACCTCCAACGCTCTCGTATCCATCCACGTGCTCACCCACAAAGCGGCCGGTGAAGTCGAATCCCGCGACGAAACCGACCGCATGCACCGCCGCATGCTTCTCCTCGCCCGAACCCTCGACGACGTCGACCTCGGCGGCGGACGCAACGCCACCATCGACTTCGTCAACGTCACCGAATCGCCGACCCGGCAGGAATACGGTGACGAAAAAATTCTTCGCAGGGTAGGCCGCTACAACATCGGCTTTTCCTACGCGAGGGTGCAGTAAAGAACACCGGAACACCAGTAAACTGCCTGTAGCGAAAGGAACAAATCGTGCCCATCCCAGCGGTCGGAACTTCATGGAGGGCAGGCGGGTTCAACGACGTCGACTCCAGGTTCAACACACGCGGCGGTCTCGCCGCCATCGGCATCCGCATGAACCGCGGCTCCGCCACCAACATCTCCCCCTGGACGTCGGGTTCCCCCCCGACCCGCAACTGGTCACCCTTCGCTGAAGACGGCAACCCCCGCGACGACCTGTGGGCAGTGATCCGCGTCGACGGCGAGTGGGTCACCAACCCCGAACCCAACGAAGGCTTCCTCCTCATCGGTGCGTTGACTGAGGACGGCGGCCCGGAACGGGCGTACGAGATCAACAACGACAACCAGATGATCTTGCAGTCCAACATGCCGTTCGACACCGACCTGACTGAAGAGTCGTTGTCGATCAACTTCACCGGTGTGGAGACTTTGAAGCCGACGATGAAACGTCTGCGGATGAACCTCGCCCTCCATGATGGTGCCGGTAACCTGTTGGTCGAAGACGCCGGTACGGAGAACTTCAACATCGGTAAGCCCACCGACAATGATGGCCCGGAGTACCAGATTGTTTTGTTCTTCGCCCGCCGGAAGGGTGGCCGGTTCCTCTACACCGCTGAAGGCTATTCGCTGTGCAAGCTGAACAACGTCGGCAACTTCCGCCGCTCCAAGACGGACCCGGACGCCGGCGAGCTCGGCTACATGGTGCTGCCCGACCCGTTCCTCGTCGGTAAAGACCCCAACGACCCCACCTCCGACGAACTGGTTCCGCTCCTCAGTGTGGAGTGGACGTCGGGTGACGGCTGGACCGCTATCGGTGGCGTCCCGGTGTGGCCGGGTGCGGTGCCTTTGGGTACTGCCGCGGGTGCGACGGGTGCGACGGTGTCTGCGACTGATCCGACCGGTGGCGGTGACCCGTTCACGGTGACCGTGGAGAAGTCGATCAGCCCGTACTCGTCGTGGACGTCGGCGACGGTCGCGTCGACGCAGGACGATACGCCGGATGCTGGTTCGACTCAGTACACGGTCAGTGGTTTGACGACGGCGACGACGTACAAGTTCCGGTTGACCGCGACCGGGTCGAATGGCGCGTCGACGACGTCGGCGGCGTCGAACACGGTCACTACGTCGTAGGTTTCGCTACCGCTTCGGCCCCGGCACCGTTTTCCCCCCTTCGGTGTTCGGGGCCGAAGTCTGTACGCCATTATTGGGTGGTCGAAGTTGGGGGATGCTACAAGCGGTGATCGTCGGGTAGCTGTCGGTAATACTGCTCCGAGGCAGCCGCCAGGCTGGCCCCGCAAGCGGGGCACGGGCGACCGTCTGCGTAAGCGGTGAAGATGGTTGACAGATACCGGTCGCACGACGGGCATGTCAGTTTGTACGTCATGGCTCCTTCTACTGGTCGAAGTTACGGGATCGTGCAAGCGTTGCCGTAGGTGACAAGATGCCTGCAATGGCGGCAGAACCACGATTGGCGACTGTCCCTGTACCGGCTCATCTGGCTATCACACTTCCAACAACGGCTTCGCCGCCACGCATATAGCTTCACGGGTCGGGGCGGGCACACTATCGCCATACCCATGTATCTAGCCCCTCCTTTGGGTGGTCGAAGTTGGTGTGCAACGCCGGTAACCGCCACTTATGTCGGCCTGATGAATCCGGTACATGAGCAGTCTTGAACACAGCGCCGTACCGGGTTGCCGTAGTGCCGCTCATAGTCGTGTCCACACCGCAGGCACTTGTCGTGCTGGTAGTCGAACCGCTCGGCTCCGATGGCCGTCCCCAAAGCCCGAAGGTTGCCGACCTCCTCGGTTGACAGAAACCCAGACCCGAAATCCATCGAATTGATCGCGATGTCATAGACGTCCATGACAGCGTGTGTCACGTCCATTTTCGCGCCATCACGCTCGACATAGACGGTGAAGTCGGGGTGCGGACGTGCTGGCTCTTCGTCCATGTCTACCTCCGTTGACTACTGATAATCATGCGCTATGTCAGGCTGGGCGTGCCTGCTCAATAATCCGGGACAACTGATCCAACACAAACGACGGCACCACATCAATCGTGTGCACCGCACCCAACAAATCAATCGGCAACACCTCCAACGCCGCCGCCAACGCAACCAGATCATCCACATCCACACGGCGGGCACCTAACTCGATCTCACTGATCGTGTTGTGCGCCATCGGAGTACGGTTACGCCCCATAACCTCGGCGAGTTCCCGCAAGGTGTAGCCGCGTATCTTGCGGAACTTTGCGATACGGGTTCTCACCGTTTCCCCGGTGGGGCCGATCCCCACCCTCCTTGTCGGCATAATGCAGACAGTAGTGTGTCGTTTGCAGTAACACAACCCCACCCATAAACTCCTACCCATGACCGCTGCCACCACCGACCGATCCGAGAACGTCGTGCGTAAACTCCCCACAGCCGGCGACAACGCCGGCCGCGAAGCCCGCGAACAAGCCGACGCCTACGACTCCATGTTCGGCACCACCGACCTGGAACTCGACGACGGCACCATCATCAAAATCCCCCCACACCCCTCCTACGGCATGCTCGACGACGACGCCGCCGACGCCTACGAACAACTCCTGTTCGAAATGGACACCACCTACGACCGGGCACCCGACACCGAAGTCCCCGAACAAAAACTCGACAACGGCATGATCCTCCCCGCCCACACAGAACGCGGGAACCTCCTCACCCCCTACCGCATCGACGGGAAACGGGTCACCCCCACCCACAACATCAAGATCGCGAAGATCGCGTTGGGAGATGACTATGACCTCTTGCGGGCCGGTGGCAGATCAGCGGCCGACGTGTGGAAAATATGGGGCAAAAAGTCCATCGAAATACAGGAGCGTGCACAGCTCGACTCGAAAAGTGATGGACGCGATCTGGATTTGGAGACAATTCCCGAGACAGATAGCTAGCGACCTCTCCCAATACCACCACCGACGCATCCAAGAGTGGCACCAAGGCTCGATGTCGTCCTACGAACTACTGGAACTCCTGGAGTTCATGCCGGAACGCGGCGCATTCAAAACCGCCGCCCGCGGCGGCGAATACTCCGAAGAAGAAATAACGTTGCGCCACCTCGCCAACGAAGTCGCCCGACTCCGCGCCACCACCCACGCCGTCTACGGCCAACGCTACGACCCACCCCTGCTCATGACGAAAGCCGAACAACGCGACCAGACCCAAGACTACGAAGAAACCTCCGAACGGCGTGAAGACTTCTTCAGCCTCGCCGACCGCAGCTCCGCAGCGAAAGTCGCCGAAACCCCCACCGACGACGACATCGACTGGGGCGACGACTGATGGCCGACAACACAATCCACATCTTCGTCAAAACAATCCTCGACGAATACGCCCTCGACAAAACCACCCGGAAACTCGCCGGGGAACTCGAGCGCCACGGCCACGAAGCCGGCAAGGGATGGACGCACGGGTTCAGCGACGAACTGGTCAAACGCTCCCCCGCGATGCAGAAAGCGCTCAACAACCTCACCACACTGACGGAGAAAGCGTCT